TATGAAGCGTACGGGCTTTTGGCCAACGCGGCTATTTCTCTTTACGAGGGCTCTAAAAACTGCCCAAAACAACGAGCGTTTAATATACGTCAAGTTTGCAACGGGCTATATGATACACCCAGCACCCACACTGGACTTGTTTCTGAAAAAGGACAACATCTTAGAAAATCCGATCTAGTAGAGGAACATTTTTACCCTCGAACTCCCAGCGCCCATAAGATGTTTGAGATGCTTGACGCTGGAGCCACTAAAGAAGATCTGATTGAATATATCAAAATGGTATGTCAAGTCCATCTCGTAACAAAAGATGAAAATAGTGATCTCAGACCATTTCAAAAACTTGGTTCTGGTTATGACACATGGGAAGAACAGTATGCTGCCGCAAAAATCAAGTTGGTTCCTTATATTCGAAAAAAGCGACGAAGAGATTTAAAAATATATGTACAATTAACTGAAACTGTGGTAGGTTTATATAATGAATAAAAATGAACAACTCGGCGTTCTCAACGTCCTCGACAAGCTTCCTCTCAATGAAGCTAAATCTAAAGCGCTAGAAATTATTTCTACGTTTCCAACAAAAAATGTCCGTCAGATTGCATCAGTCAATCGACTGAAATATGATATCGAAACATCCAATACTTCGAAATATGTTTGTGAGTCGATGTGGCGTTCTTATCTGGCTTCTCAGGGTCTGCGAGTGACTGATTCATCCTGGGACAAACATTATAAGAGTATTTGATTATGAGCACTCGCACCAAACTTCTTGTAGGAACATACAAGACGACCACCACTCAAAAGTTTATAGATCATCGAGATCGTAGAGCACCAGAATATACTCAAGGTATATTTGGGGCAGACTGCGAATTGCCTGAGCATCATCAGTGTGAGATCGATCCGAAACAGACTCTTCATGAAGGTGCCGCTTTCGACACAACCCACGAAGATTTAGAAAGTCTAGACTATAAATTGTATTCGCAAGAAGGCGTTCATCTTAGCCCGTGGATTCAAAAGCAGATCTCCGCTGGCTTAATCAAACATCTTGTGATTTGGAAGTGGAAAAATGGCTATAAAGAGTTGTACTTAAATCAAGAAGTAGAGTATATTATACTCGGCGTAGTTGATGCTAAGCTCGCTTTAGAACAAGTAAAGCGTAACGGAAATAATCGTTTTGATTTCAATAAAATTCAAAAGGTAGAAGAATATGTCTAAAGAACGTGAATCAATTAAAGTCCTCCAAGAGTGTGCTGAAATCCAGCTGAAGAAGTCGAAAGACTATCAGAACGAAGCATCACGCATTCGCCAAGCTGACTACTATCCTCGTGGTGTAGCAACCATTACCGATCTCATCTATGCCAAGACTCTGCGTATGCAGTCCGTCATCGAAGCAATGGAAAAAGATCCTACATATACACCTAACTTCGAATCGATTGTAGACTCTGCAATGGATTTGATTAACTATGCGTCGTTCGTAGTGGCTTATTCTCGTGGCAAGATGGACGGTCAAGATCCTAAGCGTGACTTCCTCAATCGTCCTGTTAAAATCGATGGTGCTAACGTTGGAGGTAATCTTGCTCAAAGTTGATGACATAATTAAAACTATGACTAAAAACTATATCAAATCGAAACCGAATGGATATAAGTTTACAGTCGAGAATCTTCAAGACGATCTGTATTTAACACCAGATGTTGAAGATCCTAATGATCCTCTTTTTCATAGTATCAATGATACTGTCCATGAGATAACTCGCAAACAGTCTTTAGAACAAAATGGTATTTTAATTTTAAAGATTGGTAAATCTCCGAAGAATTCCCGCGGAGGTAGACGTCCTGCAAACAAATATCAAGTAGAGAAGGTTGCTAATGCTTAAGGTTGAAGATATTCGTCAGCACTTCATCGGTGAATTGATGGACAGCAACTTTGTCACTGACAAGACTGGTGTCAAGACAATCGAGATGATCGGTGCCACATTCGAAGCCGATGAACCAACCATCTTTGGTGAACTCAACGAAGACTACATTCAGCGTGAGCTTGATTGGTATAAGTCGATGTCATTGTATGTCGATGATATTCCAGGAATTACTCCTGCTATCTGGCAGCAAGTAGCCGATCGTGGTGGTAAGATCAATTCCAATTATGGTTGGGCTATCTATCACAAAGATAACCATCTACAGTATGCTAATGTTCTGAACGAACTGGAAATCTCACCGAATAGTCGTCGGGCAGTCATGATCTACACTCGTCCTTCGATGTGGCAAGATTACAATCGTGATGGTATGTCCGACTTCATGTGCACCAACACCGTGCAATACATGATTCGTGACGAACAACTTATTGTAATCGTTCAGATGCGTTCGAACGACGTTGTCTTCGGTTATCGTAATGACTATGCATGGCAGAAGTATGTTGCCTTTCATATGACAAAAGATCTCAAGCTTTCACATCCGCCAAAGATCATTTGGCATGTCGGCAATCTTCATGTATATGAGAGACACTTTGATAAGGTAAAATAATGAAAGACGTTTTATATTATTCGACTTTGACAGGCCACGATATCAGTGATGATGTCGTGGTCGTTGGTCTGTGCCCTTCGAGCAATGATGTTCGTTCGAGATCTGATACGTATTGGCGTCTCAAGAACTGGATGAACATCGTAGGTCAATACGCATATGACTTCTACAACGTCATTCCTGATATCGTCGACGCAGAGCCGAAGATGGCGAACGTCAATCTTGAGGATATAAATACTAAGCTAAGCAAGTTTAGAGATAAGAAGGTGATTGCTCTCGGCAACTTTCCTTCGAAGGTACTCGACAAGCTTGGCATAGATCACCTCAAGATCGGTCATCCTTCAATGCGTAACAGAAAGTGGAACGACTTTCGTAACGTAACGATGACTCTTGAAAATATGAAAGATTATCTGCGTGGAACTCACTGAATATTATGACGAGTATATCCGATATTTCCATCTAGCAAAGGATCAGCAAGCCAAGTGTAATCTTGGTTCTGTTCCATACCTCGAATCAAATATGAACGACGACCTCTTAGAGAACGTAGAGCTCTATGACGTCGTCGAACGTAAGTTTGCGGGCTTCTCACAAATCGTCAATGACGTGTTCTATGGTTGGACTCCTGAACACCCCTACTGGGAGAAGATGGAGAAAGGTCATCACACATACCAACGTAAAACGATTGCCACCGACTGGACTGGTAAGCACTCTGACTTCAAGCTTGCCGAATGGCTCTACGTCTTCCTTCTCCATCGTGTGACGGGTTCTGGCATCAACTACTCAGTAAAGCCTTCAGGCTACTCGAACACAATTCTTCCGCATCTCTACAAGTATAAAACTATCGAAGAGATGACGAAGTTTCTCAACGTTTATCCATATCCATTCTACACGTCAGTGGGTTATCAGTTTCCTTCCTTTCCAAAGCCAAAGCCTGGTTACAAGAGAGGTGGAGACTACTACCTTTCTGAGTATGCGCCACGTCTTTGTCGAGAAATGGCAGAGTGGCTCGAAGGCAATAATCAAAAGAAGGATCTCCGCGAAATCGGAGAATGGATGTTTGACTGGAATACCAAGAATGGACTTCGTGTTTATCGATTCCAATATGCGGCATTCGTAGCAGACATCGCCGATTGGTATCCGCAGTATGTCAATCTCGAAAGCCCATTCTATTACGGTACGAATGCTGTCGAGTGTATCTCGTATCTGGCAAACAATACAGATAAGTTGCAAAAAGAAAAGTTCCTCGACAAGGTAATGGAGAAGATCTATGCAGACACTGGTGCTTATCCTTACAACGCAGAAGATGTATGCTGCGACTTTATCCGATGGGTCGAGAACTATGTAAAACCAGGTGGAGCTTATAACCATCTCGATTTCGACTCATTGTGGTCGTCATGCAAAATTAAAAATCATCCGTATGGTCGACAGAAGGCAATGCTGGATCTCGGCTTAGTTCGCACCTTTAACGGAATGACAAACCATCCATCTGACGATACCATTATCAAGGCTGCTGGACTCGCTGTTGAACAATATAAGGCTAAAGTCAATGAACTTGTTAACTGAATTGCTGGGTGAACACGAGTTTGATATTCAGTATCCCAATATTGCCGATGTCGAATATGACGACAAAGGTAAACCTAAACAATCGTGGATGAAGAACTGGACACAGGAAGAACGAACTGAAAAGTTCTTCGAGTTCTGCCGAGAGTATGACTTACGTCGTGACTCGCTTCTTCGTGACAACTACCAACAGTTTAGCCATCGCCTACACTGGCACGAGTGTCCGTTCGTTGACGAGATGAAAGAAGTCGATGATCCTCGAACGGTGCTTGAAGCTTGTCTCATCTTCTCGTTTAGTAATGAACACTGGAAGACTTTCAGAGCATGGAGATCTGGAGGTCCTGAAGCCATGCGTACTCGATTTATGACTGAACGTCATGCTCGATCAGATCTTTTTCAAATCTATTATCCAAAGGATACGAGTGTAAAAGATTGGCTATGCGATGTGCCAAATGATTTTGCTCACATCCATGCTGATCAAATCTTTGCTTCTCGTAATCGTCCTTATACGATGATGGAGTTTGCCAAGAAGTTGAACGAGATCTTTGTGAAGGAGTATGGATTCCGTAATGCCATGTATCCTTCGAAGAACGCAGCTCGACATGTGGCCATGAGCCATCCAGAATGGGTGGATCCTGACTCGTTTCTCCATGGCGGTACAGGTTACTTCGATGGTTTGAGTCAAGTGTTCGACTGTCCGAATCTCATGAGCAAGAGCAAGTACGAGATCAACGAGTTCGGTGACTACGTTCCTCTGAACGATGCAGCGAAGATGCAAGTCGAGCATATGGATTATCTGAAGGCACATCCTTCCAATCCAATTCATACGCACAACTATCTGAACCTCGAAGACAAGCTGTGCATGCATTATAAGTATATGGCAGTCAAGTTTGGCGTGAAGTCACAGACGATGCAAATCCCGTATGATTGGGTATATCCCATTGAATGGTCTCTTCGGACCAATAATTATGATAGGCTAACGAATGGCGCATAACAAACATGTTCGCGACGGAGTCAACAAAGACGTAGGCATTTACGGTTGGGAAAAAGCCAGAGAATATTACCTCAAACTTGCCGAGACATGGACTGATCCATATCCAGATCCAGTTGTAACTGTACATGATGGCGTTCGATGTGTACGAGATGATTTGATTACAGGAACGAAGGTTCGTGGTGGCGATTGCCTCATCTCGAGAATCAATCAGTCGACTATCGTGTATGTTCAGCCTCGCACCGGTCTCGCTGGTGTTTCGATTCTCGATGTAGCCAAGCGTCATAACAAGAAGGTGAAGTTGTTCATGCCTTCTTCACAAACCATTTCCCATCATCAGGCATGTTGCATCGAGCAAGGAGCAGAAGCTTCGTTCCATCGTATCGCTGCTATGCCAAATCTCAATAAGATCGCCAAAGATTGGGCAGATTCTCAAGAAGATGCCTTCTTCGTTCCACTCGGTCTGAAGCACGAGTTGGTCACTGCTGGTATCGTCAAGGCTGCATCAAAGATCGAAGCGCCTGACGAAGTGTACGTAGCCATCTCAACAGGTGTTCTGTCACGAGCAATGCAAATCGCATGGCCAAATGCCAAGTTCCACTCGGTTGCAGTGTCTCGTAACCTCAAAGCCGGCGAACTTGGTCGAGCTGAAGTCATCTCTGAGCCGATGCCATTTCAACAGAGCGAGAAGCCAGAGAATCTTCCACCTTTCCCTTGCATCGATACTTATGACGGCAAAGTTTGGAAATACATTCCAAAAAATACTGGTAAGAACATCTTGTTCTGGAATGTTGGTAAAGAACCAGTACTCAATGATCCTACGATCTACGACCGCGTAAATAGTTACCGCGATTGGCCAAAAAATGATGTACAATATAGAACACTTGATATATAAGGGATAATATGAAAACTCTTATTACATCTCCATTCACACCCGTATCTTCTAACATCCATTCACATCGAGCTGCACAAGCTGCCATCTATGCAGAACAAATTTCTGTAGAGAATGGCGGACTGGTTCATCTCGATCGAACTGGTGATATTCATCACGACATCAATTCGTTTGATAGCATCTATGTGTATCATGGAAACGATTGGTTCGGTTCATTGAATCTCTTCGGTGGTATGAAAAATTACGGGAATATCGACAACCTAATTCGATTCTCCAAAATTGATAAAACCAAAAAAGTCTATTCCCTTTGGATCGATCATCCAAAATACAGCGAGATGCTCGAGCCTCGTCTGAACGGTGAAATCCATCCCGACTGGCATAAGGTCGACTGGGAAAACCTCAAGCATATTGAAAACAATGCCATCACAATTCGAGAGATTGAGATCGTAAATCGTGCAGTGGCTGGTGACAGCCATGCCATTTGCATGTATCGTCCTGGCTGGTTCGTCAACTCGGTTCCTTTCAAGACTTTACATGGCGCACTCAGAGAAGGTCTACAGACTTTCATTCAGCCTCACCATGAGATTGCTGAATTCTATTTTGGTAACATCGATGTACGCCACCATCTCTGTCGTCAGCCTGATCCTGAAATGGCTACTCGAGATTTGGCGAATAGATACTATACACAACTCAGCAGCCTTGATCTGGCCAAGGTCTATGCATACGAGTTGCTTCCTATCGAGCATGAATCGCGAGTCCTTCCAAAGACTGGATACTATAAGGGTACTCCGTTCTATGGTTCATGGGAAGATCGCAACAGATGTCGTCTGATCTTCAAGGATGAGATGAGAAAGCTGTGTGCTCGCGGCAGTGTCAACTTCATCGAGTGGGTTGATCCACTTCTCAATGACAGAGGTGAGCTCGACTTTGAATGTATGGAAAAGCCAAAGTCTGTGCATCTCTCACGCAATTCATATCCGCATTGGCAAGGTCGTAAATGGAGCGGCTTGTCAGAAAATAAACCTGCAACACTTGAGGACTTTTTTACATAATGAAAAAAATTGAGTATAAATACAACGAAGGCGAATCAATCAAAGAAATTCAGTCTTACATCGATGCTACTTACGAACAGCATTATTCCCGAAATAAATTTCAAGCAACAGAATTCATCATTGACGCTGGTCATGGCACTGGTTTCAACATCGGGAATATGATGAAGTACACTCAACGATACGGTCGTAAGGGTGATCCCGCCGAATGGCGAAAGGACCTGATGAAGGTTATCCACTACGCAATTATGCAACTCCACGTTCATGATACTGAAAATAAGGATTAATTATGGGTATTGAAATTAATGTTCCAATGGAAGAGCTCAGAAAGCGCAAGCTCTTCATCGCCGCACCAATGTATGGCGGTCAATGCGCAGGTATGTTTACACGTTCGATTGCAGATCTCTCTGCACTCTGCACACACTACGGAATCCAAGTCAGATTCTACTTCTTGTTTAACGAGTCTCTGATTACTCGAGCACGTAACTACTGCGCCGATGAGTTCATGCGTTCAGGCGATACACACTTGATGTTCATCGACTCTGATATTGGATTCAATCCGAATGACGTGATCGCGCTACTTGCTCTACAAAATCCTGATCCATCAGTAGATAACTACGACATCATCGCTGGTCCATATCCTAAGAAGTGCATCAGTTGGGAAAAGATTAAGCTTGCTGTCGATAAGGGCATGGCTGACGAAAATCCAAACGATCTTGAAAAGTTTGTTGGTGATTACGTCTTCAATCCAACAGGTGAAACCCGAGAGATTGCTCTTGGTCAACCAGTCGAAGTACTTGAATCCGGAACTGGATTCATGATGATTCGCCGCCAAACTTTTGAGAAATTTCAAGAAGCTTATCCTCAGCAGTTCTACAAACCTGATCACGTTCGTACAGAACACTTCGATGGTAGTCGTGAAATCATGGCTTACTTCGATACGCCGATCGATCATAAGCGTACGAACATCAATGCCGAGCTTGAAGAATACTTGAAAAAGAATCCAAAAGCAAAAGCAAAAGAGATTGTAGACTTTGTGAAAGATCCGAACAATGGTTTGATCAAAGATTACTCGAAGCGCTACCTCTCTGAAGATTACATGTTCTGTCAGTGGGTTCGCAATGCTGGTATGCATGTATGGCTTTGCCCATGGATGGAACTGAAGCACGTTGGTTCGTATGTCTTTGGTGGTTCTCTACCAGATATTGCACGTATCGGTGCAGCTGCAACTGCAGATCCTTCTGCACTCGGTAAAAACAAATAATGGTGTACAATTAATACAATCGTTGGTATATTGAATATTCCGAACATATGGAGATTTATTATGAAATTAGATAATGATACGTTGCAAGTACTCAAGAACTTCTCGGCTATTAACAAGAACATTATGTTCAAGCCTGGAAATGTGATTCGTACTATTTCGAGTACAAAATCTGTTCTTGCAAAAGCAACAATTAAACAAGACTTCGAGAAAGGTTTTGCCGTATATGACCTCTCACGGTTTATCGGCACTCTTTCCTTGTTTAATGATCCTGAGATTGAAATCAAGGATTCGTACGTAGAACTCATCGAAGGCAACAATCGGTTTCAGTACGCTGTCACTGATCCTTCGCTGATCATCGTTCCACCAGATCGTGAGATTGAATTGCCCAATCCTGAAGTCAACTGCTTGATTTCAGAAGAAGCACTCAATCGAGTGATGAAGGCTCTGGCAGTTTCTCAGCTTCCTGAAATCGCCATCGTTGGTAAGAACGGCAAGATCTTGCTTCAGGCTGTCGATACTCGTGGCACTAGCAACGACTCTTTCAGCGTCGAAGTTGGTGAAACTGAAGCTCGCTTCCGCATGGTATTCCGTTCGGATTGTATGAAGTTGATTCCAGGTTCTTATGACGTATCGATCTCTTCCAAGGGC